GAGTTTATCGAGGCAATGTCAAAGATTGGACGCATGGTGGCACAAGATGAAGTAGTCGGTGGTGGTGGCAAGCAAGGCTTTGTCATGTCGCCAGATGAAGCCAAGAAAGAGATCGACCGAAAGCTCGCAGATCCCGACTTCCGTGCGGCCTACTTCACCGGACATCACCCCGGTCATGGCGTAGCCATCGAGGAAATGCAAAATCTTTACGCACTTGCTCACGAATAATGTCGTATAGTGCGCGTAGCAGGTAGCCACCTGGTCTGCTTGACGCGGGGAAAGTCCCGAAGCACCGCCTTCCTCCGGTAGGTTGTGTCCGTATGTAGCGGGTAGCACTCCGAAATTCGTTCTTTTCGTTTTTCTTGGAGTAAATCCATGTCTACTACAATCACCAATGCTTTTGTTGAGCAGTATCAGAACAATGTTACGATGCTTGCCCAACAGCGTGGCTCCGTGCTGCGTCCGTTTGTGAGTGTCGATAACGCAGTTGTCGGCAAAACCAAATATGCCGAACAAATCGGCCCTTCTGAAGCAATTCAACGTACCAGCCGTCACTCTGACTCACCGCTGGTGGATACCCCTCACAAACGTCGCCTCTATTCTTTGAGCGATTACGAGTGGGGTGATCTGATCGACAAGGCAGATCGCGTCAAAATGCTCATCGACCCAACCTCAACTTACGCTCAGTCCGCCGCTTTTGCGATGGGCCGTGCTATGGATGATGTCATCATCAGTGCCATGTCCGGCAGTGCCACCACCGAAAACCTCGGTAGCTCTGGCACACAAGCCTTGACTTTGACTGTTGCAAAGAACTTCTCGGGTGAATCAGGTGGCGACACCATGTTGAACCTCGACAAGTTGCGTCAGGCTCGTCAGTTGTTCTCTACCAATAACGTGCCTGAAGACGAAGAAAAATTCTTGGTCTGCTCGCCAATCGGTATTCAGCAACTTTTGCACTCTAAAGAAGTCACCTCTGCCGATTTCAATACTGTTCGCGCACTTGTGAACGGTGAAATCGACACCTACATGGGCTTCAAATTTATCGTCAGCAACCGACTCCCGATTACAAGCAATGATCGTGATGCGTTTGCCTTTACCCGCTCTGGAATTGAACTCGGAATTGGTCAAGACGTTATGGGCCGAATCGAAGAACGTGCTGACAAGGCGTTCTCGACCTATGTCTATTACTGCATGACTCTCGGTGCAGTCCGTCTTGAAGAAGAAAAGGTCTGTAAGATCAGTTACACCGAAACCGACTTCAACCTCGACGGCGCTTCAACGGTCTAATAGGAAAGAGGCAAATTAAATGGCTGGTGAAACAGTATCTTCCAATCTCTATAATTCTCTCACTGATCCCACCGCATCAACGGCTCCCCCGCCAGATGTTGGGACTCTCGGTGGCAAGGTTCGCATCGCAGTTTGTTTGTTTGACGATTTGGTTACAGCCAGTTCAGAAAACACTGACATCCTGAAGATTGCTCCTTTGCCATCCAACGCTCGCGTTGTCTCCATTCAAATGTCAAACACTGACGGTGATGCAGGTGATGACAACGGCACGTTTGATCTTGGCTTGTATCAAGATGGAACAGCCCTCGATGCAAGTGTTTTCGTTGCAAACGGAACCACTCTGCAAGCAGCAGCAAACCGAACTGAACTTCTTGATCCAGTGGATCTTGACGCTGATTTCGGGAAGCGACTCTGGGAACAAGGGGACTTGTCCTCTGACCCCGGTGGCTTGATTGACATCTGCTTGACTTTTGACACTGCGCATATCGACCAAACCATTGATATCGCCTTTGTCATCATGTACGTCGTGGACTAATCCACACTCTCTTCTCGATGCTGGGGGGGAAACCCCCTAGCATCACTTATGGCCGTATCCCCGGTTGACATCGCTAATCTCGCCCTGACCCGTTTGGGTCAAGACACAATCGTATCCCTTACAGATGAATCGTCGCGGGCAAGAGCCGTCAACGCGGTGTATTCAATCTCAAGAGATGCGGTGTTGCGTGGGCATCCTTGGAACTTTGCTCAGAAGCGTGTAAAGCTCACAGCAGACTCTGCTGCCCCAACATTCGGTTACACCAAGCAGTTTGAGTTGCCAGCCGACTTTCTGCGTGTGACCCGTCTTAACGAACAGAGCCGAGATTTCAGGGTTGAAGGCAACAAGATCCTGTGCAACGCCTCGACTATCAATGTGGTCTACACCTATCGGGTGACTGACTCAAACCTGTTTGACAACCTGTTCGTGGATACGCTTGCGTACCGGATCGCAGCAGATACGGCCCGTCAACTTACTGGCAGCATCGAAACCCACAACCTGATGGTTCAACTGTATGAGCGTTCACTGACCGAGGCTAAGTTCTTGGACAGCAGCGAGCAGCCAGATCTCAACCTGAACCCTTCTTACTTGTTGGAGTCGAGGCTCGCTGATTCTCCTTACCGAGCCATTGAAGACACCAACTCGTAATGCCATCAAGATCAATCATCCAAACTTCATTTAGTGCAGGGACAATTAGTCCTCGGCTGTTTGGTCGGTCAGACTTGCAGAAGTATTATCAGGGTGCAGAGAAGATTGAGAACTTCTTGGTTATGAAGCATGGGGGAATCACCCGTAGACCAGGTACTCAATACGTTTCTGACTGCTTCGATTCTGGCACTGAGTCCCGGCTCATTCCGTTTGAAATCAACTCAACCGATACCTACATCGTTGAAATTCCACCCAACGGCCTGACATCTCAGAAGATCAGAATCTTTCGGGAGGGGATTCTTCTCAAAGACTCCTCTGATGCGGCAATCGAAATTGATATTTCTCAAACGACCCCATACAGCGTTGGTCAGATCCGCAAACTCAAGTTCACACAGTCAAACGATATCTTGTTTGTCTTTAGCGAAGACTTCCCGATCTACCAACTCAAACGGGCTGGCGTTGACACAGACCCAGCATCATGGAGTTGGGAAAAGCTTGAGTTTGAGGACGGTCCATACGACTCGCTCAACCCAACGGATGAAGTAAAAGTTGAATTCAAGGCTGCAACCCAAGCCCAACTGGATCAGTTTAATCTCAGTGGTACGGGCGGTTTTGAAGTAGACCAAATCATCAACATTTTTAACACCACTCCCAGCAGCACTGTCTTTTCTACTGGTGATGCAGGCCGACTTTTTGCTGTTGATTATGTTGACGAGTTTGATACAGACGATACCCCTGCAACGACTGCAACCATCAGACGCGGTGTCTGTGAAATTTTGCTTGTCGATGGAGATGCGGTCTTCGGCAAGATCAAGAAGCGATTCATTGAGCAAACCCAAGACGATGGCAGCGGCGATCAAAACAACAAGAAGCCTCAACCGTCCGCAGATTGGCGGTTTGGAGGGTTCTCAGCAGACAAGACTGGCTACCCACGCACAGGCAGGTTTCACCAGCAACGCTTGGTAGTTGCCGGAACACGGGTATCTCCAAACCGACTGTGGCTTTCTACCATTGACCGCTTCAACAACTTCGGACCTTCTGATCCAGAAGACATCTCAGTGGTAGATGCAACTAGAGCCATTGACGCAACTATTGCCGACAACCAAACCAACTCAATCCAAGACCTGTCATCGGACGCACGGGGCTTGGTGATCCACACACTTGAAGGCGAGTTTGTTGGATCTGCAAGTTCTACTTTTTCTCCCATTAGCCCAACTGACTTCCAAGTGTTGAGGCAGGGGCGGTATGGCGTGCAACCAGATGTACCCGTACAACAGATTGGCGACCGCATCTTGTTTGTTCAGAACGGTGGCAACCGTGTGCGAGAGCTTGGATTCTCGTTTGAGAGTGACAGATATCAGGCACGCGACATCACAATCATGTGTGACAATGTAGGCCGCAGTGCGCAAGGCAACCTCTTGTTCTCGACGTACCAGCAGAACCCAGACTCGACTGCTTTCTTTGTTCGTGGTGACGGTGCTTTGGTCGGCCTGACGTATGAACGAGCAGAAAACGTGTTTGCGTTCCACGAACACTTTATTGGCAAGCATGATCCAGATAACGTGGATGTCACCGCCAAAGTCCTGTCCGTAGCATGCGTTCGTGAGGGCGACAACAATAGTGTCTACATGGTTGTCAAAAGAGATGGCCTGTTTACCATCGAACGTCTGTCACAAATCTTTCAGTTTGAAGACGATCACAAAGACGCACGGTTCTTAGATGGCTACACCGTCATCAATAACACCACGGCTACTACCGCGATCTCTGGTCAGACTAGGTTTGCAAACCAAACTATCTCGGCGTTGGTAGATGGAGCAACAATCAGCAGCGTGACCTTTGACTCTTCTGGAAACGCCACCTTGCCGTTTGCAGGTAGTACCGTGGTACTTGGGTACAAATATACCTCTCGCATGAAGACTGTGCCTCTGGCTGCACCGAGAATTGGTGCGGCTCAGAACGACCTAAGAAACTCACAAGCAACAATCTTCAAAGCGTTTTTGCGTTTGCACCGATCTTTGTCTGGCAAAGTAGGTGTTGAGAAACTTGATGAAATTGACTACCGAACACCTGCAAACAACATGGACACGGCAATCCCGTTGTTTACAGGCATGCTTGAGCAAAGTGTTGGAAGCTCTTCAGGCCGACAGCCGCAACTCACCGTAGAACTGGACACGCCACAGCCGTTCACCCTACTGATGCTGTCCCTAGAAACAGATCTTGGAGGGGTGTCCTAATGGCTTTGTCAAAAGAACAATTCTTGGGGTATGGGCAGATTGTTTCTGGCCTTGGCTCGGCAATCTCAGGTGCAACAAACGCCTCAAACCTCAACCTTTCTGCCGATCAAACAAGATTGCTTGGAGACATTAACGCAGCAGAACAGTTGCGTGTGGCAGCGAGAGATGCGGCTAGAGCCGAAAGATCCAAAAAGATTGGTATTGGTGCGGTGGCTGCACAACTTGCGGCTAATGGCATTGTTCTTGGTGAGGGCAGTGCTGTAGATGTCATTGAAGCGGAAAGACTTGGATACGACAAAGTTATCGCTGACATCAACGAAGATGGAGAGCGTGCCGCATTCATCACAAGGTTTACGGCAAATGCAAAAGCAGATGCTTTAGAAAGTGCAGCGGACAATGCACTACTTGAAAGTGTTTTGGGTGGAGCAGTAAACATCGGATTTGGCATGGCAATGCTTTGAGGTAAACAATGGCAAAAGTACCCACTAGATTTGCAGACAACCCCAGCCTGATGCGAGGCCCATCGGCCCGTGCTATCCCAATGATTGAGCAACCAGGTGCGCCCGATATTGGAAAAGCGGTCACTGACGCTGGCAGACTTGCCGTTCAAGCAGGTCGAGGGATGAGTTCGGAGGAGGAATCGGATCTCGAAAACCTGCGTCAAATTGGTGAGGCAAATAAGAGGCTTGAAGAAGAGCGAGATCGGATCGAAGAAACACTTCCTGCAAGCGAGTGGAATCCAGCAATCGAACAATCTATCGAAGAAGCAGCAATGCTTATCGACAACGAGGAATCTCGCCAGCGTTGGACAAACACCACAGGTGGCACGGCTCGCAAAAGCGTCTTTGCCAAGGGTCGCGGAGTTCGGGCTAGAGATGCCGTTGCTACATACAGCCAAGAGGCGGACGCAGTAGGCAGTCGTTTTCAGGATGTAAACGAGCCAAGGCCGGACCCAGACGAACTGTTTGGCAACCTTTCGTATTGGAACCTAAGGCTAGGTCAGAGCCTTGTTGTGCAGCAGTTAGACTCGGAGCAAATCACAAGTGCTGCTGAAAAGGGTTCACTTCAGATGGTTGAAGGGTTTCTTTCTAGGTTTCAAAACCAAGGGGAGCCAGCAATGTT